TGCGCCCCTGTTGGAACCCATTTACCATCGCTTTTTTGTGCAATATAAACAGAATCGTTAACTAGACAGAACTTATTATATGTCGCCTCATGTTCAAACGTGTACCCATATTTTTTTCCAAAGTCGCATACAAAATCTATTATATCTTGAGTTGCATTTGGAATTTTTATTGAGTCTGTTTTTATATGCGCGACAGTAAAGCCTTTTTCTTGAACGGCGTGTTTTAAATCGATCATAAATAAAGCTCCGCGTTTTGCAACTATGTTATCTTTATTTCTCGGATCTTTAAATTTATTCTCAAATTTAGCTGAGGTTAGACCATAGACTATGTTAATGACTATTTTCAATGCGTAGGCTAATGCCCCAGAATCCCCATCGTTTGTTAAATAATTTTTAAGAATTCCACCTAGCATTTCTCTAGCCGAATCATAATCTTTATGTTTTATTGCTATTCTGGCATCTAGTAATTCTTTGAAGTTTTTAGTATACGGACCAAATATGTTTAAATTAATTGCGCTATTAGGATGCATTGACGCAACGTCGAGTAACGCAACATTTGTATACATACCGGGCTCGGCGTATACATATCCTCCTTCTCCGGTTTCTTCGCCACGATACGTGCTTTTTCCATTATCAAATATATACCCAGAAAACTGTTCGCTAAGATCTGTATACACAAATTTATCTTGCGGACGTTTATCGTTCCCAAATATTATTTTAGCTGTATGCATTTGCGTAGTATCATTTGGCGTTAACCCGCTCATATCAGATAATATAAGTCTTGCTATGAAGTCCTGTTTTCTATCATGGAAGACTGCTTCTGTGGCCTCAACGTCGTTACAGCAGTAGTCAGCTACTTTTTCCCATAATTTTTCAGGAACTTCTTGATCCCAAGGAAGTCCGAGCTCTTGGTGATGTATGCCTAATTGTATTTCGAACTTTTTTAAGCTTTGTTTTATAGATGAAAAATCATACACATCTGCATACGAAATGTTATACGCTTCGCCAAATAAACAATTACGACTTTCATTGATTATTTTTTGACTAAGATTATATAACTGTTGATTTGTATACCCAATGTATCTAGCATACAAAATGTGGTTATCATATCTTCGACAATTAAACCCAATCAATTTAAACTTCATCAATTCTTCAATTTCCGAAGGTTCTGGGTTTATCATTTTAACATGATTTCCTCCTTCTTTTTTCCATACAATTATGAAAAGATTAGGAAATACCTCAACATCATAAAATACAAACTCGTCACTTTTATATACCTCAGCAGAATCGCTAATTTCGTCAGAGGCGAACTGCATTTTTTGAACAAGTTTTATACAGTATTCCGACTGATTGCTAGAATTATTACCGAACGCTAATATCTTAGGACGCATGTCAGTAACATCGTATTTCATTCCAGATTTATACGCATCATCTAATATTTTATGAATAAAATCTATACTAGGTTTTGTTCCGGGATGAATCTCTTTTTTTAGATTTCTATTTATGAGATCGCGTAAACCTTTTTCGCTTTGTACAGCTCCAAAGTTAATCATTTTTTCTCCTTTCAAAGGTAAGCCAGCATTTAGAGTAGCTATTGGTGAATTATTGCACTTTGAAAACTTTCTTCTAAGCGATGCTTGACCAGAGAATACCTTTATTTCGATGCCATCTGAATATATTCTACTAAGTCTGCTTACATCGCCCTCATAAATATAATGAAGATGTATTCCGGAACCACTTTTACTAAATTCAGCATATGTAGTTGGCCATTCGCTAGCCGCTTTTAAATTTAAATCCATTGATTTTTCGCCATTTGAATTCTTTAAATCGAAATCGATAACAATATGATTTTCAGGAGGTCTTACATAATGAAGAATTTTTGTATCTAGATCCGAAAGAATGGTTGAAACCTCGTTCCATTTTTTTTCTGGAGTTTCTTTTAAACTTGCATACTGAGCTGGAAAAGACGCTAATATTTGGTCAAGTTTTGACTCGGTTTCGTCTAACACTAATGAATACGGAGCTTCTGGAATTTGAGAATCTTTTGATTGTAAAAATTTATCAGATAAAAATCCAGAATAATAACTTCGAAGTTGTTTACCTTCTAATCTAGTCCTATCAGAAAAAGTTTCAAAATATGATTTTAATTCTTCTCTGAATTTGTGTTTTGCTAGTTTATAATCTACTAGCGCCGAATCGCAATATATTTTATACATTTCGTACGCTTGATTCAAACTAACGCCATCTTGCTCTTTAAAAATATGATAGCTATCTTCAACAAAATTGAAGAAGACGTCTGTCTGATACATCATTTCTAAAGGACGATAACTAGAATAGAAATTTTTACCAAGCGAATTATATACCTCTAAACAATGATATGCTATGGCTCCTAACTCAAATTCAATTTGACTCATTAGCACATGATATCTCTGTGGAGTTACTTTTCTTCCGCTAGGCCTAACATCGATAAGTCTTCTTATAATACCTGATTTTGCGTCTGTTATTTTTACAGGCTTATTTGTGCCCATAAACAGAAACGCATTGGCTCTCGCAGTATATGAGGGTTTAAATTTTTCATTCATCGTTATTTCTTCATGCGAAACGATCGAATTTAATTTTGTATTATCCTCAATTCTTGAAAGATCGCCATCATGTTGTATTGCCACTAGTGGATTGTTACGAAACGTTTCTGTTGAAAATGTATTACTTGCGTTTGTTAAAGCTTTAGCTTCAAATGATGTGTAATAACCAACAAATAGTTTTTGCACAATGTTTATAAATGTTGATTTACCAGAACCAGCTTCTCCATATAGAACAATAAACTTTTGAATATTCTTTGCATCGCCTGATATTATAGAACCAACTGCCCATTCGAGTTTTTGTCTTTCTTCTTGATCATACAGCGTTCCTATTAATTCATCATATGCAGAATATGTTCCTTCTTCTAATGGATAAGGAAGACGTCTACTCACAAAATCTGTTTTTTTCACATTTGTATTAGAAAATGTTAAATTTTCATCTAACTGGTGCGACGTGTCAAACATCTCTCTAATAAACGTCCTATAATTACGCCAAGTGTTTGAGGAGAACGATATCATTCGTTTAACATCAACAATACCTTGCCACGACGCCGACCTCAAATCTTTGTATGCATCGAGATCTTGATCAACTAAACGTTGTACATCAGCTTCGTCGGTTGACCACATTTGCTTTGTTTCATCCCAAATTGCATAAAACGATCTCCCGCGAATCATCAAATCTTTCGAACGAATCGGACTAAAGTCAGGATATATCTCCAAAACCTTAAAATTTTTCTTTTCGAAGTCGCTTTCGTCTGTACGATTTTGTTTTCGCTCCTTAATTTGATAGAAATCCACGGAATTCCTCCTTTCGAGTAGATTTAAGTAAATTGTGACACTGTGTCACTTTTTTATATTCATCAAGCGTTTATATATATTAATATTTTATTCCGTACAGTTAATAGAAGAAAAAAGTGTCACAGTGTCACAAAATGCCGAAAACCCTTGGTATTACAGGGAAAATGCTGTGCCACTTCGTTTTTAAAAGTGTCACAATGTGTCACAAAAGTGTCACAATTGAGTACATTTATACAATCACGACACTCAAAGCCTGCAAAACTCTCAAAATAAAAGTGTCACAGGCTTTCGAAAGTGTCACACAAATTATGCTTAAATCGGGTAGTTTTCAATAACCCAAGCATTCATTTGATACCATATTTCGACTCTTCTTTGATCTTTTTTGCTATTTTTTAAAGGAAATAGTCCGCCTTCGCCGTCCGGAGAATATTTTCGTTCTAACAAGTTTTCAACTATAATATTAATCTCCTCAATGCTGCCCAGACGCGAAAAAGTCTTGTCGTCATAACCAGATAAGCCTAAATTATCCAATAGCACAAAGAACCATTCGCCTACCGACCGTTCGAAATGTCCGCCTAAGAGCTCAAATTCGAGTCTATAAGCAACTCCAATGAGCATCTCAAGTAATGTACAAGGTCCGTTTGGCAAAGAGGGAGCCCCTGTTGGGCCCTCCTCGTCTATAAAGTTTTCTCTTAATTGCTCGCCATCAGATCCTCGGTTATCGTCGTTCGGAACCAGCGAATAGAACCCAAACCCATGCAAATATTCAAGGAGGTGCGTATATTCACGAGGCCCCCTAACGATTTCACACAGATAGTGGAAATATCTATTCTTCACTGTTTTCCCTCCGTTTTTGTTGTTTTTGATATCTTTCGCGCGGACTTAGATTTTCATTCATGTTTATTCCATGAAATGCCTGTGCATAACTATTAGATACTCGACATATTTCATAGTCAATGCTTAACGGCTCATTTCTAACCCACGCTGTTGTTTGTTCTTCGAGAACTTTAAAACAATCCCATCCGACCGTCTCGTCGATCTCCTCGATAATGTCCTCGTTTTCATCGCATAAAACATCATCATAGATGTAGTAATACAAGGATATCTTATCGTGGTGGTCAAATTCGTCCGAATACTCTCGATCATTTATGAGATATGGCGCCGATCTATCGACATCTGATAAATCTCTTTCCGTCTCGTCATTAACATATTGATCTTCTGTATACCCGGCGGAATCCGTCAGCGTTTCCTCTTGCGGATCCCACTCCGCCGTATCATCTAGGAGATCGTTGACGGTGTCGCGCATACCGAGCGATTCTCTCATGTAATTCTTAGTCATCTCGTTATACGCAATTTTTTGCTTCTCATATTCTTCTCGAGAAAGTTCGTCCTCAGCTTCCGTGTCTTCATAATCGGTTTTTCGATTGTTAAATACTTTTTTCACGCTATCAATTTCGATCTGCGCAATCTGAGCGTACTGCTCCTCGAGAACTTTTTTTGCTATCAAATATCCTGTACCAGCACCAATACAAAATGTTAGAACGCTGATAAGAAAATACTTATTCATATTGCCAAGTTCCTTTCTTTTAATCTTCTGTGCATATTTCGCAGACAACAACTGCGCCATTATCATACGAAACAAACATGTCATATATTGAGTTCTTAAACAGATATAGATCGGTTGGTGTAATATAGTCAAAAATGTTGAAAACTACAAAACCATCTTCGTCATAGAAAACATTATCTTTAGAATCGTAGTATAAGCGGATTAGAATATCACAAGATGGTATCTCCATTAGTGCCAATTCCTTTACATAAAATATCATAGACTTTTTTCTCTATCCAACGATCTAATTCTTTTTTGCCCATCTTAGCTGGTTTAGGAGGGAGTTTACCCTCCTTCGCCAACTGCGCAGTTATGTTATTTTTGTGCTGTCCCATTACTTTTCTCCTTTTTAAAAACTATAAAGAGAGCCGTAACAAGAATCGATACTAAGACAATCACGGTTACTAAGAAAATGGCAAATCTGAACTTAGGAAGGTCCCATATAACGTTCGAAAGTACGCCGCCAAACACCGCGCCAATTAAAGCGACTATAACATTGCTAATAATTCCTTTGGACTGTTTCTTCATTAATGCGTCCTCAAATATCGTACGGCTACCCAAATAAGCCATAAGCCGCCGGTTAATACCGTCATGATAAAATCAAAAATGATACTTGGTGTTCTCTGTCTATAACGCATGGTGAAATTTCTCCCTTCAATAATAACTATATAAGTTCGGGTAGTCTAAAATATCTCGATTTCTATATCCGGAGCCGACGGCTTCCAGACCGTCGCGTTTTCAGATTAGATCGAAAATAACGCCGTCAACGTTGAAATCAAGCAGAATGCTTCGTTCGTCGCCGTTTACAAAAGCTCTGGCTTTCGGTTTAGATCCATCAAATATACCAAAATCGATGAAATTATCACCATCGCCAACAACCCAGCCAACGACGGCGCCTGCCTGCGTATGGTCAAAACCTAGTGCATCATAAACATCATTAAGGAAGACGTGGCCGCGAGCTTTTAGCAAATTATTATAATAGTTTTGCTGAGCCTTCAGAAATAGGAAATTATAGTCCGGCGTTTTGCTCCATTGTGGGCAGCGCTCATCAAAGAAGCGAGCATACATACTGTAGCCGTTCGGATCAGCTGTTACTTTTGTTTTCTTAACCTTATGCGTCTTTCCATCAGCATCGGTTTCTGTTTCGGTAATAATCTCGGAACGAAGGCCGTTCTTATACATATAGTCTTTTTCTTCACCGTAATCCTCGACGACGCGCTTACGATAGGCGGCAAATCCTTCTTCTACAGCTTTGTAAGCAGCCATCAGAGCTACGTTACGCTTCTTCATAATGCCATGTGAGCAAACGAGACAAATAACAGATGCCGCTCCAAGAGTGACAGCAGGGCCATAAAGTTTGACAAAATCAACGATAGTTTGAGTATATACCACAGTAAGATCTTTTTTATGATCCATTTCTGAGTATTCGTCAAGGGGGATTTCGCCATCCTTTACTTTTTCCCAGCATTCATTTATTTTACTGACTTTTTGCTTGTGGTTTGCGACGACCGCGTCGACTTTAAGAGTTGCTTTACATGCTATTACGGTACTGGTAACGACACCGGTAATTCCAACAACCATCAGAATCTCCGGTGAATATTTACTCAGTACCAATCCAGCACGACCCGTCACCATTGACAGGTTTTTCGTGATATTAGTAAGTTTCATTTTTTGTTCTCCTTCTTAAATAACATATCGTGAATGGTGAGTACGTCTTTTCCTTGGATAGTATTTGTGATTTGCATGCCTTGGCCTTCTATATGCTCCGCGACGACTAGAGTTGGTTCGTCATTTTCAGAAATATCAAAGCCAATAATATACTTTTCCAATACTTCATTTGGCATTCTGCGTCCTTTCGTTTTCGTACGCCAGATCATAAATACTTTCGTAATTATAAAGTGGTATGGTGTTACTTGGTGTTTCATTTATGCGACTATTATCATAATCCGCATCACAGTCGCACGCTTCGCAAGGGTCAAGATGTGCTCCACAATTTTCGCAAACTTTAAAATAATGATCTCGCATAATTAGATTACACCCCTTTTATTTTACTCTTCGTAAGCAACCGTTGTTTCCCAATTTTTAGCAGGTGTCTGATAATGGATTTCGTCATCGGAGCGTACGTCGAAATATATCTCGCCATTAATCGCGTACGCAGCAATAACCGTTCCGGTTGTATCGTTTAATATATTTTTAACTTCGTCTTGATACCCTGGATCTGACATTATTTATTCTCCTTTCGCATCCAAACATATTTCTATAATTTGATAGTCTTCTGGGACGCTTGATTTACGAAGCGTTTGCTTAGCAATTTCGATAGTCTCGCATTGGCGATCATAAACTAGCCACCGTTCGTCATCGATAATAAATAATTGGTCGAGAAATAAGCCAAGCATATTATGATTATTTAGAATACGATACTCGGTACCATCGTTTGCTTTGAACATATACCGACCGTAACAAGTTCCGCCACCCTCGAGCTCGTGTAATGTTTTAAGAACATGCGATCTTGCTATTTTTTCGGAATAAGCAACGACTCCAATTCTAAGCATTTTCCTCCTACTCCAACGGCTGTGGTCTAGGTAGATTTAGAACATATCCTCCGCCGCGAGCCCTATTTGCCGTAGCACCTCTCAAATCGGTCCAGCCATATTTTTCATCCGTGAAATTACTTGTGATGCCGACCAGGTCATACAAATCCGATACAGTTGCCTGTCCATAATCGATGGTCAGATCTACAAGATGCGAAAGAACCTCTTCTGCCTCGCCGCGACTTTCTAAAACGATATTGTCAAAATCATGACGCGCTCTGTTAAACGGAGCCGGTTTATCGTTTCTAGCGTTTTGATTTTTAATCGATGAGGAGAAAAAGGATCCATATTGAGTATGTGACCTTCCGCCGCTTCTAATTGTATGATTGGCGCCCCTCGCACGTCTTTCGCCAAACAATAGCATTTCGATGCCTCCGCCAACCATATCACTTATTAGATCTTTTGCTGCCGGAATAAGAACATCATAGAAAATATAACTACCGACGCTCTTTGTATTATCTTCTAGAAGAACCTCCGATATTTTCTTACCGAAGCTTCTTTTCTGTTTTGTTACTTTCCCGGTAACAACTTTTTTGAGTTTTTTCTCGTCGGTAGTTTTTTCAGGAGCTGCTTCAACCGGCTGCATCTTTCGATTTGGAGGAAATATAGCAGACAAGTTCTCCTTAGTCATATTATCTTTGTCCATTCTGCTCTCTCCTCTTTTTACGGCATTCGGAACATCTTGTAAATAATGCTAAGCCATGATCTTTAAGCCACATTGCTTCTTTATCCGCGATACTAAATGGCTTGTTGCAAGATCTGCATATTTTATTGATACGAGTTATCTGTTCGTTTTTTACCATAATAAAATCTCCTTTTTAATGTTTTCAAACGGGAGTGTCGCGCAATGGAAACCGGCAGCTCCTTTGTGCCCGCCTCCGCCATATATTTTTGCGATCTTGGATACATCAACGGTTTTAGAATACATACTAACTATCCATTCGCTTCCATTAAATGAGAATGGCATTAGTATTTCATATTTTCCATTATCAATGCTTTTGAAGTATTCGCTATTACAAAGACCGAGATTCATTGCAAACGCCAGGCGGCCTTCAAACATAGTCGCAAAACCAAGCGCTTTGCAATAATTTTTTGCCCATTGATCACGAAAAATAGTCATAGAAACGCCGTCTTCAATCAGACCGCCATCGGTACGGATTAAGAAACGTGCCCATTCTTTACTACGCGGATTAAAATCATAAGCCTCAAATGCTGTATGAAAATTCCTTGTATCGTCGCCATATTCAAATTTCCAAACATCCCAATCGGCAATCAGTTTAATGAAATATGGTGCATTATAGATGGCTTCGTTCAACATCGGTCGAATATCACCAAGACCTCCGTCCGTCATCTGCGTTAAATAACACCACGTCAACATACAACCGGCTATACCATCCGTTCTTATCCCGCGAATTCCGTAACGCTTTCCTCGGTATGTAAAGTCGTCATATTTTTCAATTGCCGTTTTATGATGATCGACCCACGTAACATTTTTAGTTATATCTAATAGTTTACGCATTTCATCAGGAGATATTGAAAAGTCAACAATATAGACTTCTTCGTCGTCCATAATCGAGTCTATTGGAAATGGAATATGGTAATTTATTTCATGCATCGTGATCGGATATTTATCTGTATTTTTTGCATACGTCTCGACTAAATATCCAGCGCATTTGCCATCCGCATCGGCATGATAAAAGTATTTCATTAACGCAGCCTCCTTTTTAATTTTAAAAATAAAGAAAAAGAAGAGACCTAAGTCTCCTCCTCTTCTGCCGTTTTTGAAGTAGTGTCCTTATGATACCCTTCTTTGATACCTTCAACAACTTCGTCTATTGCTCCATCAACATATGCGACAGCTTTATCAGTACACATGCTTCCAAGCACAAATGCTCCAACGCCGATGCAGATCTTTGTGATCGTTTTGACATCTGGTGGTGTAGTGCTTTTTATAGCATTACCAATAATAGCTCCAACGCCTATTGTGACGATAGCTCCAACGCCTGTTTTAAGTATCTCTATTTTTTTCATAGTGATTCTCCTTTCGTTTTTAGCTTCATTATAGTGTATGTATTTTTAGCGAATCAAGAATATGTTTTATTCGTACTTCCATCTCCGCAAAAGTAAACATGACTTTTTGGAACGCATTGGATACCCCAATCATAATTATCATACGCGTCGCACCATTCTTTAGTAATTTCTAAAGCAATGTCGGATGGCGTAGCGTCTAAATTACCAGGCATAACGGTAAATTGTCCATCGGCAAGAACAACGTCCGTAACAGTATCCGGAAAACGATCGTCTCGAACGCGATTCATGACGACGCATAAGACTTTGCCGATCTCGTAATAATCAAGGTTATCGGGATCGCAAAAATCAAAGTCGTACTCTCCATCGCCATCTGTGCTGCTATCTCCGCATAAAAGTTGAGCTAATAAATATACTTCGTCCGTACTAAAACCATATTGCGGTTCTGGTTCCTGGGATATCGACGGTGACGGAGTCGTCACGACTATATCAGAAGTAAAATGCGATGCTGTAGGTTCCGCGCTCTCTAAAACTACGTTATCCATTTTTTTATCGATCGAATGGACAAGAACATTTATGACAGTAAGTACTACGCAAAGGACGGTGAGACCAAGAATATAGAATGTAGTGTGGTGTTTTTTCTTCTTTCTATTAAAAGCCATTATCTTTACCCCTTTAATAATAAAAAATTAAGGGTACTAAGTTTCCTTAATACCCTTATGCCGATTCCTTTGTTAATCGTCTGATTCCTCATCATCGTCATTTTCCGTTACGTCTGACTCAGTTTCTTCTGATGTGGATCCTCTTGCGATAAGTACTTTAGTGGCTAGTGTCAAGCCTGCCGTAATACCAAGCGCAATCAAACCTCTTTTCAGAATGATTCCTTTGTTTGCTTTAATAACGTTAATAATGTTCATGGTGATTCTCCTTTTTATTTTTTATTAATGTTGGTTTCTATTATAGCACGTGTAATTTTCGCGAACTAAAATTAGTCGCCCATTTGGTTTCTCGCTGTTTTCATTATACGAATGATTTCTGGAATAGATGTGGCGTTTGTTAAATTTTTAACGACTTGCTTACCATAGCATAAATCTTCAGCGGCTGTAATTGCGTCTTCTTTATATGCTATTGTTTCGAACGATACGATTGGTTTTTCTTTCGTCGTACTCGTCATTATTAATTTCGCTCCAATCATGATTTATTTCTTTAAAGAATCTATTAATATCTACTCTGCTTTCATCTGGGAGAATCGCATAAAGAACGCCAGTAGTATTGAAGTCGCCGTTTTTATCATCATATAAGAAACCCTCTATAAAGACTTTGATAGGTTCGTCTGGCGAATATGGCATGGATATTGGGTACAGTTCGTCGATAATTCGAGATACAAGACTGCAAGTGTATGTAGCATTTGTATTAATGTCTACACAATATGAAGCGTCATTACTATGATATTTTACGCTACCGTCGGCATATACATATTTGAATAGCGAGTACATACGACGGCATTGATATGTTACAAAATCGGGTCGCGAATCTCCATATTGTTCTGATATGTTGATCCAATCATCGTCCGTATCATTTATTGGCGTTAATGGCAGTCCATCGAGGAGTCGATCTAGTATATTTTTAGTTAATTTTATACTGAAACCGCTATGTCCGTCCTGCATGAGACTTTCGTATGCTTTTAGTGCGCTTTCGTAACATGCGCAGCCATAGTCAAAATCTCCATGTTTTGTTCCAGACGATTCTCTTTCGCGTTCGCAAGCAAGCGACACTTCTCGTTCGGCCCATGTCCGCATAGTTGACCATTTTGCTATTTTATTCTTTTTAAAAAGATTTAAAATAGGAGCGAGGATTCTTCGAAGAATATAATGCGTTTTGGATTCTTTTTTAACATAACTAGGCGCCGCATTTTCGCTCATAATATTTTTCTCCTTTTTAGATATATTTCGCGCGGGCTTAAATTTGGAGAAGGTTCGTATTCTATTGCGACACTCGTAGATATTTCTTTTTCGATAGTTGATATTCTTAATAGAGCTTCCTCAGGAGTGTGCCCATCCCACGTGGGGGCTTTTTCAACTTCTTGAACTTTAAAAATGTCCCAATATGGACAAATATCGTAATGATATGTCGCTTGTCCAGATGGCGTATCAAAGCCAACGATAAACATGCCCTCGTACATCGTGCCGTCATGATGCTTTACGCTTTTCCACGCCATTCGCGGATATAAATTGCAAATCACGCTAAATAAAACTGCTCTATGATGATATAGTTCGTTAAACGTATGATAACCATCTGAGAAATCGCCGATATCTTTTTCGGATGTATAGACTCCTTTATCGTCCCAATATTCATGCGCAAAAACCTTCCTACAGTCAGTAGCCCATTCCTCGATTACCTCTGGAAGATTTTCGTTTACCGCAGCGAGTTTTATTTCATACAGATCGCAAAAAGCGATAGCCTCCTCAAGATATTTTCCGCAACGATTTGTCCATAATATTACTTTAGCGTTATTTTCCATCTCTTTCTTGAGCTTTGTAATGTTTTTCGCAATGGGCTCGCCAATATCAGGATATTTATTAGTCACGAGAGTTCCGTCAAAGTCAACCGCTATAATTTTATTTGAGCTCATTTTTTATTCCTTTCTTATCGTAGTATTTGATTATCAAAACATTTTTGATTTACAAGCAGGACATTCGGTACTCAACTTACTCAAAGAACCGTAAACCGTTTTATGTCGGTACCCACATTTAGAACACGTGGCGTCTTCTATACGACGATCATGATTACCCATCCAACCTTCCCAAACTTTCCAATATGCTCTATAAGAAGGTATATGATGACGGTGGGGAGGGGTAGGTTGTGGGGCCGCCTTTCCAAACGCAAGTTTTAATTCATCGAAAGCGCCAGCAGCATCGGGCCAAGATTTCTCTGGTTTGAGCTCGGTACAAGTAGATAGTTCATACCACATCCTACATATTTTTTCATTAACGCAAAATAAAGTAGTTTGACTGGTTATGTTTTCATTATTTGAATAATATGCTTGCTCCTCAGCAATTTCTAACTTCATGCATGGACAATTTTCAATACAAAAAGGCGCCGGTTTATCTTTAAAATTTATAGCCATTTTACATTTCCTTTCCTGTTATTAATTTACTAAACGGAAGACTCTCGATCCACGAACATAACGTTTGCCACTCGTCAAGTTTATGCTTTTCTCGACTTCTATAGATATTTGCTAAGACTTCGTAATTAAGCATAGCCGTACGTTTTTGATTATATGAGCTAGGTAAGAGCTGAATCATTTGCCACCAATAGATCTTATTATTAGTTTCGAGAAAGCGTTCTCTTGCTACATTTAGCGAACTAATAACATTATCCATACAAACCATCCAATGCGCCTCTTCAAAATTATGAATGTGTTCAATACTAAAGTCGTCCCTTTCGAAGCGTTTTGTATGAATTTTATGCATTGTTGAGCAGGAATTTACAACCGTTCCTACTTTATACGTATCAAACTCCTTCCACCAGTAAAGAGGCGCCAGGATATCAACATATACCGTAATCATACGCATAAATTTACGATGATCGGTTCCGGCATTTCTCAGCAACATCATTAGCTGTCTGTCGTCTTCGCGAACACAATAATGAGGAATGTTACATGCTAGATCGCACCCTTCCATTACCGTACATGGCGTATCTCCGCAATTATAGCCGCTATCGCTTTTATCCCAGCTATTCATTGGATTACGCATTCCTCTTATGGCGTGTTTCCAACCTATAACTTCAAAATTTTCAGTCTTTAACATTATAACAACTCCCTCTTAATATATATTCTAGTTTGGCTAATCGTTGACGGATAAGCTTATCAAACTCTTCAAAATGCGGACAATCTACGCATCTGCAATTCAAAATATCAGTTAAAACATTACCATTATTTAAGCCATTACATAAACCGGTAGCTGCTTTGTAAAGATTTTCTTGCTGCAGATAGCATTGGTCGTATGCTTTTTTAATATTTTTTATTTTAGATTTATTAGAAAAGAGACCAGTTCGATATATGTCGACAACAAAATAAACATAAACAATCGTTAATAAAACGAGCAGAACTAAGCAATAAATTAATATAAATTCTTTCATTTACTTACCTCTTTTTGTTTTATTAGAAAACACTCCGGAATCATGCAGATCCATAATAAAATCCTTTACGATTTCGGTTAAAAGAACGCAGGCCGCCAGACCAAAAATCAAGATATACGCCAATATAATTTCATTCATATTTAGCGCTCCTTTATTGTAGTATTTTCGGTATCTGAAATACCAAATTATAGCGTCCGAATATACGTTCTATTCTAATCGAATCTAAACTGTCCCAGCCATATTTATCATCGTTTGGTTTTGATTCCGTTCCAAGAACATAATGTAAATTTGCAACGCTAAAACTTCCAGAAATGTCGTATATTCTAATAATATTTAGAAGAACGTTAAAAGCTTCTTCATAGGTATCAAAACTAATATTAGAAACTGTCGGCTTATAAGTGGTTTTTTTATCCGATTTTATTCCATTGTAAAAATTGCTAAATGGTGACGAAGGATGTCTCTTAGTTTTCTTATTATTTTTTTCGATTTCACTTAAGATCGTCTTCTTGAATTCCTCGAGCAAAGCTACGTCCTTTTTCTCTTGAATATGGCGTCCAATATGCATTGAAATTATCGCCACGGCAATTAGATTTATAACATTTTCGGTTTTCATGGTGGTTTCTCCTTTCGAAAATATGCTAATTTTATTAATCATCCAATCTTTGAAGCATGAAATTGAATTCGATCGCCACAACATCAATGGAATTTTGCGTAATGTCCACCGATGATATTCTACGCGAGAAATGATTTCCATTTTTAGAAATTCGAAGCTCTACGCAATCGGGTTCTAAATCATTGACGACAGCAATAATACCAACGTTGCACCCATGTTTTGCTGCCGTACTTAGGAGTTCTTGAATAGTCATTGTCACACAGCCCTTTCAATATAAAGTTTTTACTTCCCAGATACCACTGGCATTTTTATACGGACGTCCGTCAACGATTAATATCGCGATGTCGTCCGAACATTCGTCCAACGGCTTTGACGTTATTCTAAAAATATCGTCATGCTCTAAAGTACCAACGTGGCACGATACCCACTTCCGCGTTGGCCTATTAAATTTTTCAAGTTTAAATCCATCAGCATTACATAAATGTTCGTCAAATATTATCGTGTCTGCCATGTCGTCTCCTTTACTTATTATAAAATTTAGGTATCACGTCGTAATTAAGGACGAGACACGGCTCATTATCCGTTGACAATTGACTACTAAACGTCACCTCAACGAGCCCTTGATCAAGATCCCAACCCATTTGCTCACCAAGTTTTACACCAGATAAGCCTAATTCGTAATATAAATCATTTAAACTAACCCACATGTCGCTTAAGAACTCTTTGTTTATTTGATTTAGACTACGTCTGATATGCTCAATGTCAGATTTGAAGTAACGCCCGCTCAGCGTGTCATAACATAAAACCTCGCCCTTACCAGTAAAAATAACCTCGTTATCTCCTATTGAATTACGAATGATGCGATCTTTGCTAATATCGTCGCGAACTTTAAGCTCTTTGTTCTTACCGATAGTCTCCACTATCTTTTCCTTATATTCTCTAAACGCGGCCTCTGTTAAGCCATATACTGTAGCCAAAGCAGCATTCCTTCTTTGGTTAATCGAATTAGAACCTATTATGCATGCGACGGTAACAATACCCATCGACGCTGCCGGAATATAAAGTTTCCAAGTGTGTTTAAGAATCTCAATTTTCGTCGGATCACCGACTCTATTCGGCTCGGAATATAGATTATCAATGATGTTTAATGCCTTTGGTGTCGCACGAACGGCAAATATAGCGGTTGTAAACAATCCTCCTACTGCTAAACCAGATAGAATAGAAGGACTATTTTTAGAAATTACCTCCCCGAGATTTTTTACGATTTGGACCGTGGCGTTTGTTTTCATATATTTTCAGACCTCTTTCCGCATGAATTACAATATAACTTACGAGTTTTTTCTGTTGTAACTACCGAAGTCAAAGCATTACATATTGGGCAAGTTTTAGGATACTCTTCTGTCTTAGAACGAGTTAAATTTTCTTCAACTTCGGGAATGATTTTGTTAGCTTTAAATACGGATATCGTATCGCCGATTCCAATGCTAAGATTTTCAAACATTTTTAATGAATGAAGATTGGCTCGCTTAATAACAGTTCCCTCTAGGACGACGGGCTCAAATATAACTATTGGGGTAATTAAACCCGTTCTACTAACACTCCATTCAACCCCAGTAACCTTTGTAAGGGCATTCTCGTCAGGCCATTTAAATGCTAAACTATGCTTCGGAAACGATGCCGTAGATCCCATTTTTTTCGACATTTCGATATTGTTAATTGTCAGCACAAGACCATCGACAGGATAATTATACTGACTAACCATGGTAGTAAAGTCATTGATTGCTTGTTTTAGCTCAAAATTTGCAACTTTTACATATGGAACAATGTTAAAACTAAGACTATGCAGATATTCCAATTGTTCAGATTTCGTTTCAAAATCATGGCCATACCCGTTTATAAGGATTGCGGAATGTGCCACAAAAGAAAGGCGTTTTAATAAAATGCTTGACGTTTTTGATGCGTTTATTAACCCGCTCGCTAAATTACGAGGATTACTGAATTTTTCCCCTTCTTTAGTATTCTTTATCTGATCAAAATCGCTAATTGACAGACATCCTTCGCCACGTACTATCAGAAGATTCTTTATATTTATGGTTTTTGGAACGTTTCGCATCATGGATACGTTTCTTGTAATATCGGTTCCTATCGAGCCGTCACCACGAGATAACGCTCTTATTAATTGACCATAACGATAAACCAATACTATGCTTACGCCATCCAGTTTCCAAGATAATAAACCCTCCTGTTCGCCCAAGAAATATAGCAATTCAGAGACATTTTTAGTAGACCGCAAGCTTAATACAGGTTTGTAATGCGGAAATTTACCATCGTACGTAGGCGCGAAACCTACCTTGTCAGTCGGCGATTCTGGTAAACGTATACCAGTAGAACGTTCAAGATCTATTAGTTCTACTAAATATTTGTCATACTGAAGATCTGTTAGAGGTGTTTCCTCATCGCCCCCCACGTAATATCTTTGCGACGCCTCCTTTAAAATACCTACCAATTCGTTCATACGATCCACATGACTTCCAACCATTACTTTTCTCCTTTCAAAAATATTATACTGCGATGTTATTTTAGCGAAAAATGTAAAGAGATAATAGGATTGGTGACCTCCTACTGATATTAAATATCAATCTCTTCATTATACACTATGTATTTTTTGCGAACAAAAAGAGACTCTAATAAGTCTCTTCTTCGATATGCGCGCTTAATTGATGTATGTATCTCCCCGTTTCTCTAAGCTTTTTTTCATTTTCTTTTATGCGATCATTGTACCTCTCTACTTTCCTAACTAATTTTGCGTTCGTAGCACAATATTTCGCTATGACTGCTCCACAAACAATTGCTTTAATAATGTTCATAATATCTTCCTTTCGATTTAATACGCGTTTCATTAAAGCATAAGTTATCTGCGCGAGAAAAGAAAGAGGCCTAAATAGACCTCTTAATTCTGCTGAATATAGCTCCAGTTTTTGCTAATGGTTCTAAGCCCATTAACTGTCCCCATTACTACCAGTACAATAGCGCCTGCTTTTACGCCTCTAAGTACGTTACCGTTATACTTAAATCCTTGGTATAATCCAAGCGCTGCTGCTAAACTAACAGTTCCAGTTTCAGTTATTTGACTTACAAATCCGTCAGTAAAACATCCTGCTGCTTTTTCAACTTTACTTAATTTTTTATTCATTTCTCTTTCTCCTTTATTTTTTTAGATTTCTATTATAGGAGATGTAAATGACGCGAAAAAAATAGTATGCTCGTTTCTTATTTATCTTTCTCGATCTGGATTGACATGTGCTCTGCTTTAAAACGTATTGTTATATTTGTTAACGTTTTAGTGCCCTCGGCTCCTTTAACTAATACAGTATCTTTTGGAATTGTTACTTCCGCATCTACAAGTCTTGCTTCGTAGAAGACGCCCTTCTTAAGTAATGCCGATACTATAATATCGGTAATATTCATTTTGTCTCCTTTCAAGTTATGTTTCATTATAGTCGTTGTTTTACTTGCGATTTCTAATGACCATTATAACCATTAATCGGATCTAAACCATAGATTGCTCTAATTTTATTTGGTGTTTTTTCTTCAGCGGCCTCGCAAATTTGAATATCGTCAAGTTCGGGTTTGTGTGTAATCGTCCAAGCCGCACATAAAACATTCCATACAAAAGCTCGGTCATGCGGCTCGTCAACGTCTCCGCGTCTGTGTTTTAAGTAATGACGTACTGCTGAATTAATATAATAATGTAAATCTATACCTTTTTTCCAATTATTTTCGCCATATTTTATAGCACCCGATTCGAAATGTTTGCTCACTTCGAGCATCATTGTGTGCACATCGATTGAGGACGCCGTGCAAAACTCTTTAATCGCAGAATATAGATAGCTGACGTCTTTTGTTTCTTTGAATGTCTCGATGTATAATAATTCAAAAGAATTAATAACATGACCAACAATATCAAGGGGCAATAAGTCGCAACGTCCTTTTCCAGTTTGAGCATCTCTTACCGCTCCTGTTTTAAAAGAGGTACGTTCGCCACTATCTTTTAATATAACAACTTCATCATTAGATTCACATGATTTTTTCATATATATTTTCCTTTCTAATATAAATTATTAATGTGAGAAAAACTAAGAGTCTATGTTTTTACTCCTAGTTTTAAAAAAGGGGAAGGCGTGCTTTTAAACACGCCCCCGAATAACAAACCCTAATGCTTTTGATGTGATGACATTCGCTTTCTCATATCCTAATATTAGAACAATTCCTAATAGATTACCAGCTATAATAGCTATCGTATCACGACTGATTTTACGATCTTTTTCTTTGCTTTTTGCGCTAAGAAGTCGTTCTAGATTGCTAACCATAGTTGAATATTCTTTTGAATCCTTGTCTAAATCGGACATGTCTTTTAAAATCGAATCTATCTCCCTTTCTAGATTAGTTTTTTTGTCATGTTGCTTAAATATGCTCATTTGCCTTACCCCGTTTCTTTTGTATTTTCTTTATAATATATGCTTCATTATAGGGTAAGTATTTATTGCGAAAGATCCGCTTTCGAGTCAACAGCAAGCTTGACTGTCGATTTTGTAGCCAATTCTTCCAAAGGCACATCTAAAGCAAGTAAATAAGAATCTTTTTTTGGATCTGACGTATCGATTTTTAGCGTACCGTCCGTACCAACCTCAGGCAGACCAACAATACTAGTTAGCATAGAATAGATTCCAGCCACAGTAGAGACAGAAATGATATAAGTCCAATTAATGGCGCCGAAAGCCGCTCCGACAGTAAACATACCAAGTGCCGTTTGTGCAATTGTTTTGATGGCTCTAATTCCTGCTGCATACAACCATTCGATGGTGATTTTTTTACTCATGGATTACACAACTCCTCAAAATTAACATTTAGTTTACGAATAGGAAGCTTATCTACTTCTAACATTATTCTTTTTGCCGACCCATTGCCACCAAGATCTGAATATGGAGCGTATAAATAGTCATGTAGGTTTTCGTATTCTTCTTGAGAAATCCACCCACGTTCTATATAGCACATGCCAAGATAAATTATACGATCGTGCGCTAGTCCAATGAGCATTTTTGTTCTTACGTCGCTTTTTTCTCCTCGTTTTTGCATAAACGCCCAAAAACCAGAAGAAGCAGTAACTGCGCACACAACAGTTATTATTGTTTGTGTCACTTGTTCCACTTACACACCTTCCTTTATATTTAAAGTGTAGAAGTTTTTATACTTCTTTTTCGGACACCGCCCATTCTTTAGAATCCATAAGTTTTCTAATATTATCGGATTCGTCAGACATAAATATAAAATCCGTATCATATCTTATGGTTTCAAATTCGGCATCCGTTAAAAGCTCGATATGCTTTAAAGCTTTTGTTCCGTCGATAGATTTTCTTTCTGTACCAATTTTTATTTTCTTAGATTCAAATTTAGCGACAGGACCAATGCAATATCGAAGTTTTGATACGAATTCATCCATATTATATACTCCTTATATACGAGTAAGACCAAACCGTTCGCAATTTATATTATACAAATCCTTCTGGTCTTGTGCTGATAGGGCTTTTCCTGGAAATAATCCAGAAAACCCACATGATAAAAGTTTTGCGCCACCATAATAATTCTCACCGATGCTATGTCTGGTTATTACTCGTA